ATGCAGACTTGATGAGGTATACTGTAAATGAAATGTTGGCATTGTGATACCGAGTTGATTTGGGGTGGTGATAATGATTGTGAGTTATGTGAAGATTATAGTTTTGTAACGAACCTTCACTGTCCCAAGTGTGATAGTTATGTTGAAGTTTATTATCCCAAGAAAGAAAAATAATGTCAGGTGATTACCATACCCATAATGACAGGCAACTACCTACAGTGCCTTGTGATATTACGTTTACTGAAGAACAGTGGGAATGCATTAGAGTTTGTGTTGCGAATGCACCAATACCCTATGATATTACTTTGAAGAAGATACCTGCTGAAATTTTAGCGAAGATAGGTCAACCTACACCATTGAAGGGTGAGGCATTGGAGATACCTTACTACGATTTGACACCATATGGAATTGAACCATTAGATATATGAATTTGATTTGTAATCTCCCATCTGAGAAGGTGTGGGTGAGAAAAGAATATCTAACTGACCATCAAAGTGGTCATGGTGAATTTGTAGAGGGCGTTTGGGTTGCTGCGAAGAGTATACCTGGTCGTGCGTTTTACTTTGAGACGTATTTACCTACGTATGCTGCGATGTATGATAAGTTGCCTATAAGTGCGTTTCTCCGAGCGCCGAAAACGCCGACCGTGGATATGTCTCTGGAGAATTTACAATTCTGGAATTGTATGGACTATGGGGTGATGGCAATTAATAAAGGTTTTATATCTTCTATGGATTGTGAGATCCGCACAAGAGACCACGGGTTGATGAAGGGACAGTATTTGTTTACTTTAGATAACTACCATGCGAACCCTGATGTTATAGATAATAATGTGAGTGAAGTACCACAAGAGCATAAGTCGCATAATTGTATTCAACTAGAGAATGGTCAGTATGCATTGTATCCTAATAATAGGATGCGTCTGTATGACCTCTCTATTACCCCACAGCATCCAAAGACACCAGACTTTAAGGTTTCTACCATAGAGTATCAAGTCGAGAATGGCACAGAGTGGGGACGCTTAGGCGACACTGATGATTACTTCTGGGAAACACCACAAGAGAGGGATGGTAACCCCGATAAAAGTTCTGACGAGCAACCACTAGACTTTATCTAAGAACCATGGTAATTAAAGTAGACAAATCCGAAGAATTTAAAAAGAGTGGCAAAAAACTCATCTCAGAATACGATGCTGAGAAATGGTTGGACAAAATTGAAAAGAATGACGAAAGAGAACTCTTTGAGATGAAGAGAAAAAGAGAATACCTCAATGAGTGGACTAAATTTAGAAAAGACGGATAAATAATAGCAGCCTATTGCTGTGTAAATGCCTACATTCCAAACATTCAAGGATTTAAGCATAACATTTAAGAAACATCCTGTAACAAATGATCTGGTACAGGTGAAGGATAAGGCAGCCATTGTACAAGCAATGACTTCCTTGATACTTACTAACAAAGGAGAAAGATTGTTTCAACCTGAGATTGGTTGTGACGTATCTGGTATGTTGTTTGAACCATTAGACTATGGTACTGCTGGACTTATCAAGTCAAGCATTAAGGAAACTTTGGATAAATTTGAACCACGTATTTCTGTCAATGATATTCTTTGTACACCAGACTACGATAACAACGGATATGGTGTAGAAGTGTTTTACACAATTGTTGGTAGAGATGATCAACCAGTAGGAATTCAATTCTTCTTAGAGCGTACACGATAATGCCTTATACTCAGGTTGCCAATTTAGATTTTGAAGACATCAAAATCGCTCTGAAAGATTACCTCAGAGCACAAACAGAATTTACAGACTACGATTTTGAGGGTAGTGCTTTATCTAACCTCATTGATGTATTGGCATATAACACGTATTATACTGCGTTCAATACCAACATGGTAGTCAATGAACTATTCATTGAAAGTGCCACCTTGAGAGACAATGTGGTGGCATTAGCAAAGCAGTTAGGGTATAGACCAAAGAGTGCGACATCACCTACAGCATATATTTCTTTTACTGCAACTTATCCTAATACTACAACAGACACTGAATTGTTTTTAAGGAGAGGAACAGGATTTATTGCGTCTTATGATAACAACGTGTATCAGTATGTTGTTACTGATGATGTAAAGGCACAAGTCTCAAATAATATTGCAACATTCACAAATGTACCAGTAAAAGAAGGAACTCTTCTTACAAATTCATTTGCTGTTAATACTTCTCTTAAAAGTCAAAGATTTATTCTTGATAATCGTAACATTGATACTAATACAATTAAAGTAAAGGTATATCCTACAGGTAGTGGAGCAAATGAACCATATTTGGTTGCAGATAATATTCTAGATGTTGATAGTTCATCAAAAGTCTTCTTTATTGATGAGATTGAAGATGAGAGATATGAGATCATCATGGGTGATGGAATTTTAGGTGCAAAATTAGACAATGGTGCTTTGATTGAGGTTTCTTATATCACAACCAGTGGTCCTGAGAGTAATGGAGTTAGAACTTTTGTATTTTCTGGCGTACTAGAGAACGTGAATGGTGTAACACCTAATGTTGACGTCTCTATTACTTCTACTGTTGCCTCAGCAGGCGGTGAAGAGATAGAAACTACTGCTAAGATAAAATACACCGCTCCTAAGGCATATGGCACACAAGACCGTGCAGTGACCGCACAGGACTATGAAGCAATTGTTCGTAGAGTGTATCCTGCTACAAGTGATATTATTATTTTTGGTGGAGAGGATCAAGATCCACCACAATATGGTAAAGTGTTCATTGCATTAAAACCTAAAGATGCAAGTTATCTTACTTCGTTAACTAAGAATGAAATTGTTACAGAACTAGAAAAGTATGTTGTTGCATCAGTAGAACCAAAATTAGTAGATCCTTCTATTTTGTTTGTTGAATTGACCAGTAAAATTTACTATGATAGAAACAAAACTGACATGACACCTGCTCAAGTTAGAGATAAGGTGATTGGTAATGTTCAGTCTTATCTTGATACAAGTGATACTGAGAAGTTTAATGGTAAGTTTAGGTATAGTAAGACGGTCGCAGTTATCGATGATTCTGACCGTGCAATCAATTCTAACCTAACTGAGGTAACTATGAGGAAAGATTTCATTCCTCAACTAAATTCAACGTTCTATTATGAAGTATGTTTCCAAAATGCGTTCGACAGTGAATGCGACGATCCTGTTCTTTCGTCTACTGGCTTTAGGGTTACTGAATACCCTAATTTTGACGTTTATCTGGAGGATAAGGAGGGGAAAATCATCCTATATAGACTAGATGGGGTAACTGGTGAAAAAGTCCTCCTCGACAGTGAAGTTGGCGAAATAGATTATGTTAAAGGTGAACTCAAGATGTATGCTCTTACAATCATTAAGGGTAGTTTCTTTGATAATCGTATTTCACTAAGAGTAAAACCACTATCTAATGACATCAAGGCAATGCGTGAAGTTTATCTTGATGTAGATGTTGCTAATTCATCATTCACTGCGTACAAAGAGTAAATTAAATGCCTGCTGTAAAGACTAAGAGAATTTCTACTCTAATCGAGTCTCAGCTTCCTGCTTTTATATCTTCTGAATATGAACTTTTCGGTAAGTTTGTTCAAAAGTATTACGAAGCACAGGAAGTTCAAGGTGGTACTTTGGATGTTATTAACAACATTCAGAAGTATGCTGATATCGATTTTTATGAGAAGAATATTCTTAAGCAAAATGATACATTAACAGCAGATGTTAGTATTGATGATACAACAATCACAGTAGACGACGCACAGTCTTTTCCAAAGAAGAACGGTTATATTAGAATTGATGATGAGATTATTTTCTATGGCACTAGAACTGATACTGAGTTCAGAGAGTGCTCTAGAGGCGTCAGTGGTAACACTTCATTAGGCGATCTATACGAAGCGTCACAATTTCAAAGCACAGAGGCAGGAACCCATTCTAGCGGTGCTGTAGTACATAACATAAGCAACCTATTTCTCTACGCTTTAGTCAAGAATTTTGAAACACAATACTTAGGGTCTTTCCCTGAGAAATATCTTAAGGGTGAGATTGATAAGAGAACCCTTATTAAAAATATTCAGAAGTTTTATAAGTCAAAGGGTACTAATAGTTCTATTAAGTTTGTATTCAATACTATTGTTGCAAAAGATGCTAACAATAAACCAGAAGTATACAAACCAAAAGATTACACATACAAATCTTCCAATGCAGACTGGATCAATGTATATGCACTTAAGTGTTCTGTTGTATCTGGTGATCCAAAAGCATTAATAGGTCAACAGATTGTACAACAAGCAACTACGGAGTATGGTTATGCTTCTGCTGTAGTAGACAATGTATATTCTGATGGTACAAAAGATGGTGAACCAATTTGGAATATTGTATTAGCACCAGAGACAGTTAATGGTGAGTTCTTTATCTCTACTAAAACTGAACTGACCAAATCATTAGGTGGTACCGATAGCACTGGTGATAGAGTTAATGTATTTTCTGCTACTGGATGGGGTGCAGAGGGTTCTATCTTAATTGGCACAGAGACAATTACTTTTAAGAAAAGAAACGCAACTCAGTTTATTATTGATAATAGGCAAGCATCAACTTCTATTTTTTATCCTAAAGGAACTGAGGTATACAAACCAGTAACAATTTCTGCAACTGGTGTAAGTCTTTTAACACTTGGTGTTGTTTATAATCTTGATTCTATTGACAGTAAACCATATTCTAATGTTGGTGATAAGATCCAAGTATCTAAACCTGGTTTTGAAACTTCTGATCCTAGAATTGTAAAAGTAGGAACTAACAATACACGTTGGTTATTAAATCAAGGTGCTACAATTAATGCTCCTACAAACCCAGATATAGCAACGGATCTCAGAGGTGTATCAACCAACGTAACTTCTATTCATGAAGATGAGCAATATTATTACATCACATCCTCAAGTTATCCATCACATAAAATTTTAGATGGTACTAGTAATATTACAGAAAAACTTTTAGATCAAGATATTCTTCGTATTATTAGAAAACAAGCAACAACTACAACTGAAAGATACAATACACCAAAAGCAGATACTGGTATTCTACTCAATGGTGTTCGTACCTTCAGTTATAGAGATACTGAAAGTATTAGATTTGGTCTTTTAGAAAAAATTAAAGTTAATACTCAAGGTAGAGGTTATGCTAAACCACCTTTTGTATTGGTTGATCAAGTTCCTAACAAAGCAAGAGCAGTTCTTGCTGGTCAAGTTGTAGAAAGTATTATTGTAGATACTACTGACATATATCCAATCACTCCAGAGATTACAATTACATCTGGTAGAAGAGCAGAAGTGCGTGCTATTATAACTGGTGGTAAAGTTACTAGTTTACAGATTGACAATGCTGGTGAGTATTATTCTTCTCCTCCTATTGTACAAATTAGAGACAATGCTGGTCGTGGTAGATTTGCTAGTTACAATGCTATCGTTGATGGTGATGGTAGAATAACTGATTTTGAAAAAATTGATGAAGGTAATTTTTACAGTCAAGATACAGTAATAGTTGACATTATTCCTGTTGGTGAAGATGCTACAGGTATTCCCGAACTTAAAGAATGGAATTTCAATAGATTTGAAAAATATAAGAATGAGTTAGATACAGAAAATGGTTATATCTTCCAAAATTACGATCCTGTTTTAGAATATGGTTATGGTTACTTAGGTAACCCGAAAGCGTTGCGTGTTGCCTTAAATGACAACATCAACAATGCTGGTTCAGAACCAGCCACGAAAACCCACTCTCCTATTATAGGATTTGCC